GACGCCGTAACGCTTCCGTCGTCGTGGACTTCCTCAACGATTGCGACGTGTCCATACTTTCCCGATCCGTTACCCCAACACATAACAGCGCCCTGTTTCGGCGTTGTTCCGCGTGGGTATCCGTCCCCGTGGTAATACCAATTTTGCGCGTTACCGGTCGAAAGATTGCATTCGGTCCGCCCGCATTCTTCCATAAACCGACCGTAAGCATAGCCGACGCAATTCGGCAAAACGGAATACCCCTGTACTCGAATGCACTTGTTATAACCGCCGCCGTCGGTTTTTATATAAAACTTATTATTCGCCGCCGGTGCGGTGTAACGCTGGATAAATGCCATACGGACCCCCTTTCATTAAAAAAACCGGGATTATTCCCGGTTTGTTACTCGGCTGATTCTGTTTCCGGCTCCGGGGTCGGCTCCGGTTCCTTTTCGTGCTTATAACATTTGCTGTCAATGGTAAAACCTTCGTCCGTGAAAATCATCGCGGAATGAACCGGCAATTCTGAAACCGCAGCTGACGCGAGGATCGCGTGAAACTTCGCTTCCGCTTTGTTCCGATCGTCGAACGCATAGGTCGGATTCTGGATCGCGCCGTTTTCGAAACGCTGGATTTCTGTAACTAAATATTTAGGCATTTTCTTTTTTCCCCTTTCATTAAAAAACGCACTTACTTTTTGCGCGTTTTACTTATGTTTTTACTTATGTTTTCGATTTGAATTAAATGCTGATTTAATGTTATAAACGATGCCTTTCTCATTCTGTCCGCAAACAGCGAGCTTTCATCAATCATCCCTCGGGACACAGACGGGCGTTTTGCTGATTTATTGCACTCAACGTTCAGATATTGTTTAGCCGATTTTCACAAAGATAGCAGAAAATAATGTCCATGTGGTAGAATCACTTGTCGCAGGTGCAATACTTAGTACCGAATCAGTTTCAACATCAATTTCTTCTATTCTTGCAAGATAGCCTAACTGTGTCCCGTTTTTCAAAAGGACAGGTCCATATTGACCCGCTATACCTTCCCAAAACCCAAAGTATTTTCCCTCTGGTACAGAAACAGATGCAAATGCTGACATGGATGAAACAGTACCGGAAAACGGCACGGTCTTGTAAAACCGTTTCTGCATAAAACCTTTATTTAGCGTACTGAGGGTGTCACCGATACTATCCGCGATTACGTTCGTACCGGGCACGATTGTTTCGCCCGTTGCGATTGCCGCCGTAACCCTGTAAACGGTGCCGCCGTAAAGAATAAAATCCCCGACCGCGTGGTTCGCTACTACCGGCGAAGTCTCCACGGTCGCAATGCTTCCAGGGCGAACGGCTCCGGCTGCAGCTCTCGTATAGGATGCCGTTACGCTTGAGACCGCCAGAGGCGTCGCTGTGTATTCCGCAACGATCATCTGGGCAACTGCACCGTTCACATTGATATCCTCGTAGGTAGGAGAGAATGGAGCAAGCGCGGAATTAACCGAAATAACGTCCTCGGACGATGTGTCGATTTCAACGTAAATATAGCCGGTCGATTCCCCTTCGCCTTCCGGAAGTACGACGGCGAGGGTCTGCGCTTCCGTTGTGAAGTCGCGACCGCATAAATCGCCATACATAGCCCCGATAGAAATATTATTTCCGCCCATGTTAGTAATTGACGTTTCAGTAAATAAACCGTCGCTGAAAATCTGGTCGAATAACCGTCCATCGTCCGACGGTGAAACGTTCTGTCCAGCGCTTCTAATAACTCGCATTTTTTTAATTCCCCTTTCTCATTTTCAGAATTTGCGTTAACCGCTTCCGGATATATCCGAACGTTAACTCGATACTTGCCATACTTGCGGTATGGATCCCGGTCAATAACGTGTTATATTTCCGACCGTCAGCGTATAGCGTGTATAACTGCCCGATTTGCCAATCGTTAACGAGATTGGAATCGGCGCGGATCGTTACAGAAATTAAATCGTCGTATCTGGTCGAATATAACGTTTCTTCGGCTTTAGAATACGCCGCGTCTGAAAATGTTTCTTCGTCGTCCGGGTTAACGACTTCGCATTTATTAATGACCGGAACGACCCTGTTATAACTCGGGTCCGTGTCGATCGTCCCCGAGAATTCCGTCGGGTGCCAATAATAGACCAGAACGTTTTCGGGGTTTTCCTGTTCTCGAATAGTCATTTTGTTAGGACTATCGGAAGATAACGACGGCTGAATTTCGTATTCTATGACGTCCGAAACCGTCAGGTCGATTTTTAAAACGTCGCTGGATACGGAACGGAAAACAAACAGAACCCGTTTTAAATTCACGTCGAATGAAATATCGATAACCACGCCGTAAACTTTAAAAAACGAAACCGCCAGATCGTAAAGGTTATACGATCCGTTATTCGTTTCCGCGTGTGTTCCGTTCGTCGACGACTGCGATCGGACAACGAAACCCGGTAAATTCTGCGACGGATCGGAACCGTTAAACGTGTCCGTAAGAATCGCGGAAAACCACGTTTCTATTGTTTGTTCTTTTAATAAATTGACGTCGGCGAACTGTTCGGTATTTAACAATTCGCGCAGCTGTAACAGGGTTATTTCAGTTTTAGACCCGTCGAAATTTAGGTCGTTAATAATGCCCTGATAATAAACGCGCCCGTCAATTCTGATTTGTGCAAAGTCGCCGACGCTCGCGACAATCTGTCCGGGCGTCGTCGTTTTACTTTGCGCGGATACCAGGAAATCAATATTAATATCCGGTTCATCACATTCTGCGAACGTGATAAACGATAAATCAGAACGGGCGAAAATCTCGATTCTGTATCGTTTCATATTGTTTCATGGATTTCCTCAATTTGAACCCACGCCTCGATTTTTGTTTCGGATTCCGCCGATACAAATAACGTGGAATTTCCCGGCGGGAATAATACGAACGTTTCCCGATCGAAATCCGTAAACTGATACAGATTCCGGACGAATTCGTTCGACGAAACGGTATATTCCGCGACTTCCAGGTATCCATCTTTTGAATTAACAACGAGCTTGTCGCCGTTCGGTATTTCAGCCGTTACGGCTCCGGACGCGACGACGTCATTATTAACGGAAACATACCACGCTGGATTAGTAATCGGACCCATAATCGACAACGTAGCCGGGGCGGATTCCATCGAATTATTAACGACGCGGATATATCCGTTAATTTCGTCTGCGTACTGATAATCGTACGTATATGTATAACGTTTCGGGTTTTCTACGTCGTCGGCTGTCTTACGTGCCGCGCGCGGAATGTACCATAACGACGTTGCGGTAAATACCGCCGAACATTCCAGCCGGGCGGACGACGGTTTAATTTCCGACTTACTTAACGACGTTATTTCCCCGTCGATATACGCCCATTCGTTTAACGGCATATAGGCAAGCTTTAACGGACCGTAAACAATGAAATTAGAAAATTCCTGATATACGGCGTACGATTTAAAAACCATCGTAAAATTAACGGATTTCTGCGCGGATAAACGCTGTACTAACTCATACGTCGACCCGATCCGCATATATTCATTGTCGCGCGCTATGCCTAAACCTTCCGGCTCGTAAAGGAATCCATCTTTTCGCATTAAATCCCATTCCGCGCCGTTCGCGTTTACTAGTTTGAATTTTCTTACACTCATAAACGTTCACCTAACCATCGGTCGAGTTTCAACGCTACCGCATTTGCGACCGCTGTTTCGTCCATTCCAGGCGCCGCGTATACGTTGACGTTAATGTTATTTCCAGACGTTCCGATAACCTCGCGTAATTTATTAACACCGATAACCAATTCTGAACCCGGACCGTCGCCGAAACCCTTTAAACCGCCGATCGTGGGAATAATGGTCGGCTGGTTAAATAAAACGGCGTCGTCGTACGCTTTCCGATACCAGGAAATCGAAATTTTCGGTAATGAACCTTTCCCCATGATTCCCCAGGGCGGTTCACCGCCAGAAACGGAAAAATGCGGAACCTTAATCGGCGGTAATGACCACGAAAAATTAAAAATTCCTTTGATTTTCTCGACCGCGTCGCTTACGGTTTGCCGTGCGCTTTCTATCTTTTCCGAAATCGAAGTTTTAATATTTTCGAACGTCGTTGTAATGCTGGACCATAATTCGGACGCTTTCTGTTTAATCGTGTCCCAATTCTGATACAAAAGAACGCCAGCCGCTACGACAGCGCCGACCGCTAGAATAATACCGCCGATCGTCGCGATCATTGGCAACATTGCAACGTTTAACGCCGCCGCCGCTCCGGTTAGGGCTGAAATAATACCTAAAATCGGCGAAATAGCCGCAACCAGGGCGAGAACGGTTAATATAAACGCCTGTGTTCCGCCGTCGAGATTTGCGAACCATTTTAAAACCTGCGTCGCAATTTCAACGAGTTTTTCGAGCGCTGGAATCAATGTTTCAGCGAGTGACGCGCCAGCTTCGAGGAATGCCGCCGACGTACGCGCTTTTAATTGGTCCATAGCGTCGTTAAACTTGTGCGCTGCGGTTACATTGTCCTGTGAAAGAATTAAACCTAAGTCCTCGGCTTCATTTCCGTACGCGATCAGCGAAACGCCGCCGTCGTCTACGATTCCAGATAAATCCGCAGCGGATTTACCGAAAATCTCCATTGCGAGCGCGTCGCGTTCTGTTTCGTTTTGAACCTTTGAAAGCGCCCATAACGTTTCGTACCATACCGTATTCGCGTCGCGTAACTGCCCGGTCATTTCGTCCTTAACTGAAATCCCGAGTTTTCCGAACGCGTCGGAACCGTTCGCCATGTTTTTTGTGAGCTTGGACATTGAGCTCGTCATGGTATTAAAATCGACGTCGACTAGCGCGGAAGCGTACTGCATTTTTTGCAGTTCTTCGACGGTAAAACCGGTTTTTTGCGCTAATGTATCTAAGTTGTCAGCCGTCTTCGCCGCGCTGTATGCGTTTCCGATCATTGCCGCGCCTAAACCAGCCGCAGCCGTCGACATTTTCCGCGTTTTTTCGGACCACTCGCCGGTTTTAGCCGATACCGCTTCGAGTAACGGCGACGAATGGTTTAACGCGTCCTGTAACTGTTTTAAATCTTGCGTCGTTTCGATTAATTCGCGCTGTAATGCGTTTTGCTGTTCCTGTGTATACTTCGTATCACCGGAATTCTTCGCGTCTTCAAGCGCTTTTTTTAATTCTTCCTGACGCTTTTTAGTATCGTCTACCGCTTTACTTAACAGGTCGTGTTTTTGCCGTAATAATTCAATATTCGACGGGTCAAGTTTTAGCAGTTTATTAACGTCTTTAAGTTTTGATTGGGTATCTTTTAACGATTTGTCGACGTTCTTTAACGAATCCGTTAATTTCGTCGTGTTACCGCCGATTTCAATCGTAATTCCCTTAATTCTGTTTCCCGCCATGGTCTACCCTCATTATTTAAAACCGATCGAAATCGTTCTGATTTGCGATTTCGCAATATTCCGCGTCGTCGTTCATCTTTTCGGTAAACATATCAAAAACGGCGCCGACGTCCAGATCGTCGAGATCGGACGCCGGAACGCCTATTTCGTAACACCGAAGCATAAACAACGCGGTTGTTATTTTGCGGTCAGTTCCGCGATGTTTTTTTTTGATTCTACAATCTGGACGTTGTTCAGATTCCATAAATTAATAATTTCCGGAAGAATTTCATAAATGGAAAAGACGGAAAAACCGTCCAACCATGTTTCCATGTCCGGAATGCTCTTATCGGCTTGTTTTGCCATCGTATAGGCGACGTTTTCGAATACTTCGAGCGATTCCACGTCCAGAATGCTTTCGGTTTCCTTGCCGTCTTTAATAGCCTTATCAAGCGATTTCGCAAGCTTGCCGATATCCGCGAAAATATCGCGCATAAATAACGAACGATATAAACGCGGCGTGTTTCCGGACGCTTTAAAACGGACGTCCTGACCGTCGATTTTAATTGTCTTTTCCATTATTTGCCCCCGATTATTAATTTATGCTGTAGGTTCGTAAACCGCGTTAAACCACGCGGCGTACTGTGTCGCGGCGTTTGTTTCGTCGCAACGAGATTTAACGAGTTCGTCGTTAATTCTCGGCATTGCCGTAATATTTAACGTTTCCGTCTGCGGTGTAATGCTCGCCTCGGAAGTCTGTCCGTTCACGGCGGCACGGCTAGCGGTGCAACGATAAAAGCAATGTCGAACGGCGTTCGCGTCGCCCTCGAACTGAAACAGAAGCGCGAATTCCTTCCCTTTTGCGCTTGCCATTTCATACTGTACCGAATTGGTATCCTCGACGTCGCCGAGTACGTCGGTACGGAAGGAATCCGGAACGGTTGCGATTTCCAGCGTTCCAGAATAGCCGTTATTCGCGATACCCTGCCAATAAAGAATATTATCGGCGTAAAACGGCGTCGTGTCGCCCTGTGCTTCCATTGACAGGTTAACCGCGCCGGGAATGCGGACCGGCGTCGCATAACTAAGCACGCCGCCCTCGCCTTCGGTCGCTACGGCATAATAGACGTTTTTCAGTCCGTATTTAATTTTATTAGCCATTTAAAATATCCCCGATTTCGTACGTAATCATAAACATTTCTTCCGTCGTCAAATACTGTTCGTTTTTGTTCCAGAACAGTCCGGCGGCGTTCAGAACTGTTTCGATCGTGTTTTCAGTGTCAAAATTTTTCCCGCTTGTATATAACTCAATAACCGGATTAAGTATTTCGGAATACGTTTTATCGTCAGCCCCGAAATTTTCGGTTCCGTCGAAATACCAAACAAAATACGGAAGTTTAGGCGCTCCGTTAACAGGAAACGAATAATAAACGTGCGGAATGTCGATCGTTTCGACCATCTGTATAAATTCAGTCCGGTTCATTTTAGTTTCCTTTCTAACAGTTCTATAACTTCCGTTTGCGCTTCATCGTTTACCGGCGCGATATGCGGAAACGCCCGAGAACGTCCGCCATTCGCTAACGCGTGACCATTTTCAAGTAAATGCGTTAATCCAGGCGTCGCGTTATATACCACGGCGTCGACTGAAATACGCGTTTTCTCGATTTTGGTTTTCCAGCCCTTCCGATATTTTCCCGTTCCGCCGAAGCTTCCGGCGCCTTTTAGTTCGCTTTGGGCTTTCTTCGTAACGGTTTTTATACTATCTTCCAGCACGTCCGCGCATTCGTCCCCGTATTCCGAAAGAATATCGGAAACCACGGCGGCGAGCTGGTCAGGCGTTACCGTCTGTGCCATGTTTAAACGTTCCCCTGTTTCCGTTGCGCGTACAATTCGATCGAATCGTCGGCGGCTAAATAGGTACGGTAAATGGTATATCGTTTATCGTCGTATTCGATTATCGGTTCGTCTGCGTAATCAAATCGAAACATGGTAAACCGGAATTCAGGGTTTAAGCCCTGACGCGCTCCGTTAAACCATTCGTTCGAAGTGACCGAATCGACGCGTACGAATACGTCGCGGCTGGTTTCCGTTTTGACCGGAACGTTATTCGCGTCGGTCGTCCACGTTTCCGCGATCAGTTTCGCTACTCCGCTGCGGTCCATACGGTATACCCCGTAGCCATTGACAGCTGCGCTTTCTGTTCGTCGTAAGACGCTTTAAGCCGGTTATATACGTCCGTTTCAACCTGTCCGAAATTAATCTTCGCGTATGTGATAACGGCGTTAATAATTAGCGGGTTCGTCAAGTAAGATTCCCCGACCGTGTCCAGGTCTACGCCAGCGATCCCGAGGTCGGCGAGCGCCGCATTTATCAGCGCTGTAATTTCGCCGTTGAACGCGTCCGTCGTAATCCTTAACGCGAGTTTAACGGAATTAAGTAATTCGTCCATTTAGGAAACCTTCCTTTCGTGAGTAAAAGCGAAAAGCCGGGTTTTATTTACCCGACTTTTTCGCGTTCTTTTTCTTCGCCTTTTCCGGCGCGGCTTCGTGCGCTGGTTCGGCTCCGATCAGCTCGACACGACCGGAAAGAAAAGGCAGTTCGGAACCGTCAATTTCTACGGTCTGCCCTGCCTTTACTGTTAAAGTCGTATCAACGAGAATTTTAACTTTCATCAATTAGGCAGCTGTAACGACCGCGAAGCCGTTCGGGCGTACCAGATGAATATCGGCGAGAATCTTTCCGACGATCTTAACGAGGTCCTGTTCTGCCAGACTGTTTTCGTCAACGATAAATTTGAAGTCCTCGCCTTCCGGGAAGTTAGCAACCACGCCGTCGAGGTCGCCGACCAGCATTCCGGTAACAGTGCTGTTAAACAGAACTTCCATACCGTTGAACGGGTCCTCGATCTTCGCGCCGGCAGTAGTGCGGGCGTTCATAATAGCCGCATAGTTTGTTTTACTGATAATAACGACCGGGTTAATCGCTTCGTCAGACAGCGCCGCGAATCCAGCCATTGCGGCGGTAGTGTCGATCGGGTTTGTAACCTTTGCGGACAGGGTGGACGCTTCGATTTCTGCGACGGTTGCGTTTTCAAGCGCCATCGCGAGCTGATGACCGAATTCGTCCATCAGATAGTTCATGAAAGCTTCGCCGCGAAGCGCCAGAACTGTATCGGAAACGCGAATCCACTTTTTGAAATACTGCGCGATAAAATTAACGGTCGCGAGTGCGAGGGTTTCTTCAGCCGGTGCGTTAGCGCCTTCCGTATGCTTTACGGCGCCGGTCGCGGACGCCTCGTAAGATACGGAATAGTTACCCTTTACATATACCTTCCGGACACGGGACAGAATCGGGGACTTGTCCCAATCGGTCCATACGTAATCGTCGACAATGTCGGAAACCTTGACGGTTCCGCTTGCGTTGGTTGTGAGAAGCATTGCGCGCTGTTCAGCGGTTGCGCGACCCTTGATATACTCGGCGAGTGCGTCGAGCATTTCAGCTCTATTTTCGATCATTTCGTTTTCCCCTTTTCTTTCTTCGGTTTCGATCTTGTCGACCGGTTTAATATTCATTCCGGCGACTTTTTCGCGAAGTTCTTTTTCTTCCTTCGCGCGGTTTTCGATTTCTGCCTTTCTGGAAATCAGCGCGTCGACTTCCGCGTTGAGTGATTCCAGGTCGGCGCCATCGGAAACCATTTCTGTTTCGATCTCGGACATTCTTTTTTCGATATCCTCGACCAGCATTTCTTTGATTTCCATACTTTAACGTCCTTTCGAAATCTTTAATTTCAGCCGCATGATTTCGCGCATTCTTTCCGCTTTCAGTCGCTCCGCTTCCCGCTTTTCAATCACTCCGTCGAAAAGCGAACGGAAAGAAACGCCGATATCAGTTCCGGGATTAGCCGGAAACGCTACGGCGGAAATATCGTAAATTTTCCGCATACGCGTGATAACTCGCGTAATGGAATCGCCCTGTTCTTCGTATCGGTCCGTACCCGGTTCGACAACGAAAGAAAAAGACATTTGTGTATAATTGCGCGCGTCGATTTCTTCGAACATTTCGCGCGCCGCTTCGGTTCTGGACAGGTCCGTTTTAGTAAAAAGCCCGTGGGCGTCGGTCGTTAACTCGATCAGACCGTTTTTAGTCCGGGCGAGAACCTGCCCTTCGTGGTCCCGTAAAAAAACGACGTCGGACATGTCCGCGCCGTCGAATGCGGTCGGTTCGATTTTCTCGTAAAACTTAATACCGTCGTCCTCAAACAAAAGATACGGCTCGAATGTCGACGCATAACCGGAAACGATATATTCCAGTTGCGTTTCCCCTTCCGATAGGGTTTCGAACGTTCCGACGTTCCGGTATTCCCTTTCGTTCTTAATTGCCATCTGTTACACCTTCCTTTGTAAATGTTCCGTCCTCGTTCATTAGGTAATATTCGCCGCGGATCGTGTACGCCTGCCCGGCTCCGTCAGGTAACGGCGGCAAATTCCAGATTTCGCGGATTTCGTCGCGGTTCATAATTCCACGGTCCGCCATTTGTGCGGATACGTTTAGTTTTTCTGACGTGGACATATACTGTAACCGGTTCGCGGTTAGCATGATATACGATCCGCGCTGGATTTCCGTTTCAGTAAACGCGGCGGCTGTCATGGTTTCCGAGAATTGGATCGCGAACGGCTCGATAACGCCTTCATAGAATGCGGACCACGAATCGCCGAACGCTTTCGACTGTAAAACGTCCTCATTCACGCCGAAATAGTTATAAACATTGGTCCGGATTTCGTTTCGTTCCGCTTCCGATACCGTGTACGCGGTCGGGTCTATCTGACGAATATCGGCGTACGTATTCGGGAATAACAAAATACCGCCATTCCCGTCCTCGCCTTTTAGGTTCGCTTCCGTAAACCGCATACGTTCCTTTTTTAAATCTTCCGTCGAACTAAAGTTATTAACCCGCGCCATGAACCTATATGTCGCGCCGTTCTTTACGGCTTCCTTTATGCCCTGGTCGTTTAGGTTTTCTAATTCCATCGTGGAATTAAGCGCGTTATTCGGCTCGCCGAAAAAATCAGATTTGTATTGAAACCGCGTCAGGACAGCGCAACGGTCTAGCCGTTCAGCTGCGGTATTGCCGTTAATAAAAACGTACCGTAACCACGGCACGCCGTTAACCTCGACGATTTCGCATTTCTTCGGAAGAACCGGACAGAACCCGACCGTTTCGCCGTAATCGTTATAGACCGGAACAATAACCGCGTTATTGTGCATGTCTAGGATCGTCGACGTTCGGTATAAGAACTGTCCCCAGGTCTGCCAGCCGTTCGGGCGATTCCTTAACCGTGTCTGTAACTTCGGGTTAGCTGATCCGATCAGTTCGACCTTTAGTTTCGAAATATGCCGGGCGCGTGCGTCGATCGCCGATCGGACCAGCGCGCTTTCGTATAACTCCCCGTTCCACGTCTTAAAACGCGGGCGGTATGCCGTAAGCGTTTCGAAATAACCGTCGTTATGTTTCGCGACGTTTACGTTCTGTTTTTTGAAAATAAAATCAAATAACCCCATAATTTCACCTCGCGTTTTTCAGCTGCGCGCCTATTTCCGCGCCCCATTTCTGACGAACTGTCATAGCGTCCAATAACGCCGCCATTCCGTCTATATGGACGTTACCGGAAACTTTAATTAAACGCTTTCGTCCGCTTTCGGCGTTCCGTTTTAATGCTGAATCGTAAAAATGCATTTTTAATAAATCGTTGTCGCCGATATGAATCTTTCCGTCCTTTAATAAACCTTCCGTTTCGTCTATGACCGGACTAAGGTTTTCGCCCTGATAAACGTCGTCCATATGAAACCCGTAATTAGTCATGCATTGCGTTAAATACTGACTGTTATAACGGTCGTATCCGACTTTTAACGGGTATATTTCGTATTTCTCGACTAATTCGCGGAACCATGCGAAACAATCGTTATAATCGACGAAATTCTCGCCGGATAACGTTAATAACCCGCGCTGTTTGTATACGTTGTACGGGATACCGTCCCGCGCTGTCATTTCGTCCAGCTTTTCGGCGGGCATGTATAGCCGGGCGAATACGTATAATTCGCCGTCCCGTTCGATAACAATAACGGCGGCGGTTAGGTCGGTCGTTCTGGACAGGTCTATTCCGGCGACGCAATAACAACCCCGGAACGATTCCAGGTCGAGCGGATCGCCGCAACACTGTTCTATAACTTTTGATTCCAACCACGCGACGGAACTATTCTGTTTGACGTTACAGTATTTAACTAAAAATTCCGTCTTTTTTGATAGTGACCCTTCCGCGATCGCGATTTCTTCGAGAAGATAATCGACCGAAACCGAAACGCCTAAATTCGGGTTGCTTTTCTTTAACTCGTTTATATCGTTCCAGCGGTCGACGTCGTCGATCATGTAAATCACCGGTAATAAACGCGTTTCCTTACTGTCCCCGTTTAAAAACCGGGTCGAGCGCTTTAACAGTTCGTCGTATATGCCGTCGTTAACATAACCGGCGGTCGACGTCGATAATAGAATCGACTGTTTGCGGGCGCCCATTCCGCTTTTCATAACTTCATACTGTTTTAATCCTTTGTCGCCTTCCCACGACGCTATTTCGTCGCATAGGGTAATGGACGGATTAAAACCGTCGGATTTCTTCGCGTTGAACGCGATTTTCTTAACGGTCGAGTTCGTAGCCGGAATATATAAATCCGTCTGCCTATGACGCTCTAACGTCGGATCGTCGCCGTTCAATAATCGACCGTGCGCGTCGCGCTGGTCCTTTCCCGCTTTTCGTTCCTGGTATTCCGGGTCTAGCGTCGTCATAATCCAAACGGAATTATAGGCGAGTTCCGCCTGGTCCAGCTTCGGCGCTACGTTGTAACACCGGACGCCGAACCCGTCCGTTTCCCATATGTACCGGATAATCGCAGCTGAAAAAAGCGTTTTACCGTTTTTCCGGCTGACGATCAGTAGCCATTCACGAAACTGACGATTCCCGTTTTCGTCTACGATCCCGAACCCGACGGATAAATACGCTTTTTGCCATAACTCTAACAATAATGGACCGGGCGCGAGGTCGCCTTCGGTATGGAAACAATGTGTTTGTATCCACGTTATAGCGTGGTTCGCTTTTTTCTGGTCGAAATAGAACTGTTTCGCCTGTAATCCGTTAACGATATATGTATAAAGCTTTTCGATCCACTGTCCGACCGTTACGGAACCGTCTTTAATCGCCTGGTAATACGCGAAAATATAATTTTCGTTGGTTTTCTTTTTTTTACTCACGATCAGACAGTTTTATTCCGTTCCTTTCCGTTCAGTTCTGGACAGATAACGCCGTTTCGGGCTGTTTCCGGTCGATATAGCGTCGCTGTATGTAAAAGAAGACTCCCGCGCCGGTCCCCGAGCATTGTGCGAAATTCGGCGATATATGGGGCTATAACGCGGTAATTCTTCCGTCGGAATTAATTTTGTAACGACGAACCGCGCCTTCCTTCGCTTCGTGTCGTGCTTTGTGACA